GCCGGACCAAGCTGTCACATCAAAATAAATGCTTTCCACATTATTAGTGTAAAATCGCACATCTCCGTCGCCAAATTCTAGAATACGTCCATAATTTCCACCTCCATCGCCAACTTTATATATCCAAGCCGAAAATGTCATTTTCTTGGTTGACGCAGCGGCACTTCCTATAATTACATTCCAAGTTCCAGCGGCGCCGATATTTACACCGTCTGCGTTGCCAGAAAAACCACAACTAGATGTTTGAACATATCTAGAAGGGAATGCCGATGAAGAAAAATCTGGGCGGTCGTCTGCGGCGTCAAATGCCCCTGTCCTGCCTTTTGTACTGCTGTCGGCCGGGAGATTGGGAGCGGAGGAAACATTCTCATTTAATCTCCACCAACCCTGTAAAGAACCAGTCGTTCGATATGTTTCGACACCACTGTATCCAATAAATGGTTTGTTTAGATTATAAGGTTCGCGAAGCTCATCTACGGGGTATATCAAACTATCTCTTCCAAATTTTCCTGTATGACGTGATAGATGAGAACGCAAACCATAATCATTTGAATGGATATCGTAAACTCTAATACTAGGACCTCCTTCGGTTCCAGTTGGTTCAGAAATAGTTCCTCTTGATCCTTGATGTGGTTTTATAACTGTTAAATTACGATAATTCGTGCTATTATACTGAGAAAATTCACCATCTCGGAGATTTTGAAATCCTCTTGACATAACTTCTATACCACCAGGATTAGAGAAACGATTTATCATTACAGATTTATTCTCAGAACCAGAAATTCCAGTAGGAGCATATGTTAAATTAAAATCAAAATGTCCTTCTGTTCCCCGATGTAAATTAATAAAATTATTTATAACATTAGTAGATGACGAACGAGCAGCAACGCCTGTGAAATGTGACAACACTGGCGCTGGCAAAGTTGGCTGTTGTTCAACAAATCGTCGTGGATTAGAGTAAGCACCTTGCGTACTAACAATATCATATTGATGATTATAGTTTCCTAAAATTGTTGAGCCAGTGCCGCCTGCGCTGGCTGCGCCGGTTGTATGATGAATATTGCGAATATTTACTGGCCTCTTAGCTATTCCATCCCGATAGTAAACTGCTTTTTGTGATGCAGTCATTGGATAAGGATTAGCACCGACAGCATTTGCCTCTGGCCAAGGGTAGTCAGCCCCAACCATACCAATAGCGACGGTAATACCATCTATAGCGCCACATGTATCTAATAAAATCTTCCATGCTTCAGGACGGTTTGTGTAATCATCACTTCCCGTATTAAGCGGAACATGACGTGATTGATGTCCACCAACAGCATAATTCGTAAAGTTACCTTGCATTGGAATATCTAAATCAGCACCATATGCATCATGATGAAGATTTGTAATTTCAATACCACCTGTCACTCTATCCACTACTATCTTGTTAAAACCAGTTTTTACAGATGAACTCATAACATTAAACGGAAAAGAAAATGATGATTTAACGTTACTATAGCCCCCTCCCTCTTCCCAATCTCTACCATGTTGAACTTTAAAATATCGCTTTGTTTTCTGCGATGGATTTGAACTACTGTTAATATTATCTAAGTGTGTTTCTTTGAGTCCTTCTAAATCACTAACATGAGCAAATAAAACATTTTTTGGAACAAAAACACTATTAGTACGATTAACTGGACCAAACGGATATAAAGCGGTATAAGTAAATTGAAGACTCTTTTTCTGTTCAAAATTCATACCACCTTTAAAGAAGCTAGTTTTAGGACTAAAGGGACTTAATATTTCAAAATTATACAATTTTACTAATTGTTTATATCTAAATTTACTATCAAGATATTTGACGCCACCGATGCTTGATAATGTAGAGAAAGAACGACTAAATGCGGGAACACTTGCAACTATATCACGAATAATTAACCTCTGCGCATCTACAGTGCTATCGCCCGATGTTATTTCAACTGAGTCTCTTTCTGCTCTATTTTTCCAATAAACTTCATTAATATTTGTTTTTCTTTTTACATAATTATCTAATGGGCCTGAACCCGTGGGAGTCGCCCCTCCTCGTGGTGGATATAATTTTGCACCAATTCCTTCAAACGAGGCCTCCGGTGGAGTGGCTTTAAACTCAAGTGTGGGAAATTTTGTTTCATATTTATTTCTTTCCAACACATGACTTTCAATAGTATTAAAAACATCACTCTCAAAATCAGAAGATGCCGGCAATAACTGACCAATAATTTGAGCTAAAGAATCATCAAACCATTTATAATAATCAATATAATCTTCTACATCTTTTATTGCTACTACTTTGCGAAAGAATATTTCTCTTAATTTGCGCAATGTCTTATATTCAGCACGATATCTATTAACTGGTTCGCCAATGACATTATTAAAATCAACAGCACCAGCAAAAAACTTAAGCATTTCTTCTGATATGGCATTGTGCATGCTCTTTTCCAAGGTATACCGATAACTGGGAATACTATCTGGAGTTCCAAAAACTTTATCATCTTCTGTTAGTATCTGAACCATATCGGAGGATACTACTTTTTCAGGGTCAATGTATTTGAAAACATTAATTGCTTCTTTTGTTATCACATCACTTGAAGAAGTGGCAAATGACTTTCCATAACCAGTATGTTGATATCCTGCAACTTTTCCTATCCATCCATAGTTATCACGAATTAACGCTGAACCAGAACTCATATCAGTTACAACAAAAGTACCATCAGTATTAGAACTTGTTACATTTTCAAAATTCCAATCCAATGCCAAAGTATTTAAATTAAGAATATTTACATTTTTAATATTTGCGTCTCGTGGTGATGTCGGCTGATAGGAACCTGATACTCCTCTGTTTTCGAAATCATATAAATGCCGCTCAATTGATGAATCGTCTAAATATTTTGTCCAATATTTTACATTTGAAAACAACACATCAGAATACTGCAGCACATTACCAGTTACATTTGTCCTTCGGGCGCCGGCATACAGCCGTTTAGCTGATCTTAAAATATTCCGTCCAACTTCTTTACTCACCGAACCGGTTAAAGTAAAGCTATCTTGAATAGTACCAATAAATGTATTGATACCTTTGAAAATTACATCATATGTGTAACCTTCTGATCCAGTCACAATATCAGTAAGAGGATAATTACTTGGTTTTAATCTAACAGAAAAATTCCAATGATTATCATCATATACATTAAAAAATGTACTACTTGTTAATTCGGGAAAAGAATATGGTGAAATTGAAGAAGTTAATTTAAAATAAACATTTTTCGATAAGTGTTTATCCTTAACAGCCATCACTTGAAAGTTTGCAAAATCCTCATCAACAAAAGTCGTATCTGTTCCATTTAATGAATTGGCGCTTCCGGTGTTGACTGTGTACATTCCAAATAATGAAACGTCGGCATAATTACGATCAAAATTATTAGCAATTTGATTAAATTTTGGGAAAATAACACTGGATTCTGCTGTAAATCCGTATTTATCTTCATATGCATCATTCCCGCCACCAGCACCACCTGGATCACCGGCGCCGTTGCTCCCAGAAATGTATCCTAAACTTTCTCCATTTGCAGCATCTGCTGCTTGATATATAACTGCAGTTAAATTATCTTTTTTATTTAAATTTATTAAAGGCTTGTTTATTAATGTTTGTTGAAAATTATCTTTTAACTCATATGTCGCATTATGAGCATATGTATTAAATCTAAGTACTTTTTCATCAACATTAAAACATCTAAATACATTTCGAATGGATTTCTCTGTTCCTTTTGATTTATAAATATTTGTTAAGTTATTGTAAAGATTCAAATAAATCAAATTCTTTGTTTCTATTAAATCTCCTTCAAATAGCATAGTTTGATTTCGATTCATAAATCGTTCCAACACGTCTGAATCAACAAATATCTCTGGAGTGTACAATCCCAACGATTGCGGTAGGTGCTGTGCGAAAGCCAAAGGAGTATACGAAGCGCTGGTGTGTGTTTGACTGTTAAATTTCGGGAGAGCAGTAATCATTAAATGCAATTTATCAAAGTAAGCTCCAATAATATGAGACATTACTTGTACATTACCATCTTCTGCTTTTTCTTGCTCTTCAACAATCCAACTTGGAATCATACTTAGCATCGAAGAAATGCTAGTGTTATCATGATACGAACCACTATCTAACAAAGCTTTTTTCAAACTCGTAACATCTGAATGATTTGTTCTGATAATCGGGTCTTCGTATTCTACCCCCGCAGCACTAGCAGATATTATCGCAGAACCAGTATTTCTAGAAGTTGTACTATATCCCGTCCAAGTTCCGTTACTTATCCTTCCGCTATAATCCAAAACCACACTATCAGTAGTCGAAGTTCCAGTTATACCTTCATTAAATTTGTAATAGAGACCTAAAGTCGTATTAGAAATATCTGTATTTGCGCCGCCTCTTACTTGCGTAAAGTAATGTTTGGCAATCTCGTGAGAGTTACGATAAGCCTTCCAAAATCTAAACTCATCCAACGAACCACTAAGTTTACCTGCGCCAACCATATTTTGTTTTGTTGAGCAGAACCGGCGGCTCCTGATGGAGAGGATAAGAGTGCTCCAATTCTACCAACCATATTCTTTGAGTTAATTTCATTAACATTCAATCCTGCAATAGAATTAGAATCATTTAATTTCCCATCAACATGAAGATTTGTAATAAAACTGCTACCTGAATTATAAAATGAAACCGCATAATGTTTCCAATCAGATAAAGAACCTGTAAGGCTTGTTCCGATTTTTTGTTCAAAAATACCGGTGGAACCTGATTGCGCTGTAATCACAAACCGTTCTAAAGGAACCTGATATGCTATAGTAATGCGTCCATATACTGGATTTGGATTTGCGCCAACAGAACCTCCGTAAGCACTAGAGGATACTTCATTATTCCAAATATCAACGAAAACTTGTTTATTGGTTAATGCTGCACCCAGAGATCCTGTTTTTGCCCAAAATTCAACCGTAACACCATCGTCAAAATTTGATTTTAGATTTGATTCTCTAGAACCAGAACCAAAATTACTAGGTAATTTGGCAGTCGTATAGATATCAGTATCATATATATTTGCTGTATTTGTGTTAGAAGAATTTGGATTGCCAAACAACGCGGCGGCATTAGAAGCAGTAATTGTATTTGGGCCACCTTTAAAATCAATATATTCTAAACTGCTTGGTAATCCAAACCCGCTATATTTAGAACCACTTAAAGTACCCCATCCATCTGAGCTAATGTGGATATATCCATTTGTACGAGGATAGAGATTATTGAAGATATACTTATCGATATCTAAAGATTTATTATGATATTCATTAATCTCCGCATCCGAACCATCATACGGAAAGAAGTCAGCAACTCGTTCCATTGAAGATTTATAGTAAAGATATGCTGAACCGTATTTTGCAAAACTAGCAGGATCTGAATAATCTACTTGCGGTACATAAGTATTTTGCTTTTCGCTTAATGCTTTTAAATTTCTTGCAGACTCTATCTCTTGAAATGCCTCTTTTTCAGTTGTATCTGAGAGGTATTTATTTGGTTTATCTGTGGATCCAAAAAGTTTCTTAATACTCATAATCTTCTACTCTGAACTTAAATAATTCGTTTTGTTCAGTCCAGCTACTCAACTGACTGTCATAAAATGAAAATTTAAGTGCGTATTCGTATCCCGGTTCTAATAGCTTCATATCTAAATCAAAATAATTACCAGATTCATCATATGACATCAAGGTATGTAAATCACTACCTGTACCATAAGGTATCGCATCGTATGCATCTAAAGTTCTAAATACACGATATGAAGCACTTACGACAGTTGCCGATTTTGCAGTTGAGCTTGCTTTCGTATATATCGTTGGATTCCAGTATTTTTCTCGAACAAACACATTAAAACGAGCAGTTTGATTACCGGGATATTTTTGTTGAAGATTTGTAACATTCAGATAGTATGTTGGATGTACATTGTGTGGTTCTGCTTTTAATGTTATCGGCTTGATTGTTCCTGTGAAGTATTGAGTTATAGCGTTAACAGCACTAATTGTAGAGTGGCTTCCAGTAAACCAAACATCATATACAGTTTCCAGCAATGTTGATCCAGTGAACGCAAACGATGCACTGTAAATTCCAGTTGAAACAATTCCGCCTGTTGCAACTAATTTATTGACACTACTGACAAAGCTGCTATTGTCAACAGATAATATTTGCACACTACCAGTTGATCCTGAAATTGGAATGTCCGATGGTGCCACATCATCTCCGTCGCCTCCAGTATAAAACCCACCGACAGAACCAGAAAATAAACTAACATATATCTTCTTGGCGGTGCCCAGGCCGGGAATATCACTTAATTTTCCGCGAACATAATTGTAAAGATATAGCGTATTCAAGTTATCATTAGCAGTCGATAAAGAACTACTATAATAAAATTCACCTCGATCGTCTGTAATTTTATCATCCCATCTTGCTTCAATCACAGGGTGTTTAAAGAAGTATTGCGAGCCTCTTGCGAAAAATCGTTTCGTATAATATGATTTTGTAGAGCCGCTGGGATTGTAAATCACACTTTGAGTTGTATCATCAGCATCTAACGTTGGTTGACCCGGCATACGATTAGTGACTGTGTTTGCGGCGCCGGAAATATATGCCTCATAACTAGCAGACATATGAACACCTAAACCATAATTTGAATACGTTCCAGCTATCCATTGTTCAACTAATGGCGTAATATCAACTTCCAGATCTTCTAATCCTGTCGTAAAAGTCTCAGTAAATAAAAATGTTTCTGTTGTACTGTTGCCAGTAAGATAAGAGCCACCGGCTAATAATGTACCAGCTTGATCCGTCCAATATGCTGTATTCGAAGCGCTCATCCAGTTTGCACCAGAATTACCTTTAGTTAAATCCTTATACCCTTCTAAATCTAATCCAGTACCCTCCTGCCACGACTGAGATATTCCCATTATTGAAAGTTTAAAATCAGCAGGAACTGTCTTGGAATGTCGCGCATTAAACATTCGAAGATAAAAACTAACACTACCACTAGCCGGTACAACGCCATTGGTTCTATCCGTTGAAATATTTGTTATCGGGAATTTAATTAACATTCGTGAAAGCTCTTGTGAACCAGTATTCTCTCTACCATATATCGAATATGTTTCAAGAACATCTGCTTCGCCGGTATTGGCGCCAGTTCCGCGTGTAGTCAAATCCATCTGATACGCATTAACTATCGTTGTGTCGGCGTCGGCTTTATATCTCTTAAGTGCCATTACCTAATCTTTCCTTTAAAATCTGTTGCTGGATATTTTATTTCTAAAATAGCATTCTTTGGAACCATTAAATAATCACCATCAGGAGATAAATTTCTATTTATATCTATTTCCGTGCCGGCATAAATGCCGCCTGTTTTATTAACTATTTTCGCCTTAATCACATCCAAAACACCAACAACCTCCTTTAATGTTGCATATATATCGCTAATATAAATTGGCTCTCCGATAAAAAATGCTGTTGAATATTTCCTTCTTAACGCATCCACGCATGCATCCAATAAAACAAATTTATCTGCATTTGTTGTCGGTTTAACAATAAATTCAATTCCTAAATTAATAATATAAGGATCTAAAATATCAATTGTGTCATTTAACATTCTATAATTATTCAGCCAAGTTTTTAAATTATTTTTGATTGTTGAGTTTGTTTTAATTAAAAGTCCTCGTTGGTCTTCTGATATCACATACATATTGAGATTCCGTTTAAGAGAATCTGGATCTTTCTGCACGGAGCAACGTTTGATTGAACCAAATTTTGCCGGCATTCTATAAGTGAGATTTTCATAATCTGCTTGTGTGACTGCTCTATTTTGAGTAGGAAATGTATCAAAAATTCTTCTTTTCATTTCACCGGTTGAAATTTCAGCAACATCTCCAATTATCGGTTCTTCATTGCTAGCTTCCATAGAATTAACTACTGCTGTTGCTGTTGCTTTAGTTAACTTGTCTCTATTTTTGAATTCGATAATAGGATTACTAACAGTATTAACTGTCGCAGTTGCTACATTTGAATTCATCGGGTTTGTTGTTCGATAGGTAATCGTTAATTTAGTATTACTAGGAACAATTCCATAATTTTCATTTCTAGAAAGACGAGTTGGATCAAAAGTAGTATCCGTAACATAATCTTTTCCAAAAACATTTATTGCTACAGCTTGCGGATCCGCAACAACATTTGATTCGCCAGATTTGCCACTACCAAACTGAAGGTATGTATTATATCTATCTCTATCTACAACAAACTTACGAGATACTAAATATGGCTTAAGTACCGATGCAACATTATCATTTTTAAAATTATTATTTGGCAATTCTTTAAAAACCATATCTTGTGAAAGATAATCAACTTCAAAGTATTCATTTCCTTCCGAATCCGTAACTGAAATGATTTCTGAAATATTTGCTGTTGAGAGTCTTATTCTTTTAAATCTCTCATAATTTCCTATTGTTATTCTCTCACTACCATAATGCCCAGATACCACTGTACCGTATGCCTTAATTGCATAATAAGTGGGGGCGCCCGAATCAGAATCCACTCTCGCAACAACAACTGGGTTTTTTGGTGCTGCAAAATCCACATTCTCTGTTAAAACAAAACTCAACCCTGTAGTTGAAGTAAATTTGGAATTTTTCTTTAAAATAGGAATATAATCTGTATCTGGGCCGATTGCTGTTGACGATGCCGGTACAAGAACAAATAACGCTAGCTTTCCGTATGTTGATGGGCGACCAGTGTTTTTATACCCTAACACTCTTCCATGCCTAATCACATTACTGTATTGATATGCTGTATCTAAAAATGATTCATTTACATTATAATCTAAATAAAACGAAAGCTGATCACCAACATACGCAACTGCATCTAACATTAAAGCGCCAAAAGATGCTTCACTAAAATCTTGGAAAGTGTTTGGATAAAATCTCTCTGCAATACCCATCAAATCATCTCGAATACTTTTATATTCTCTGTGTGTATAATCTATCGGAATTATCTTTTTTTGATCATCAGCCATAAAAAATCCTCATTTTTAAATAGTAAATTCTAATAAATCTCTTGCCCCTATATCTGGAATAGAATAAACTATTGAAAATCCCAAATGATTATTATCAGGATTAGTGAGTCCAAAAGAAATATTTAATATATTAACAATTGGTAGATAAATATTGACTTGTTCTCTAATTTTACTATCTATTTGCCCTTCGGTGCCAGAGCCAAAATTTTGAAATAAAAATTGTTTAATACCAACACCGAAATCAGGTTCCATCACTCGCTCGCCAGGATTTGTCAATAGAAGCATTTTTAGATTTTGCTTAATTAATTTTTTAACACTCTTCAACATTACAAAACCATCGTTCGAATCTAATGCAAGCGGAAGGGCGACACCAAAAGAAGCCATATTATTCTACCTCACTATAAATAGAGTCAATCTTCTTTTTCACAAAGCGTACCTTTGGAATTAAATGGATTAGATCTTCTCATTCGGAATTTCCACCATGGTAGTAAATGCATGCCTGTTGGTGGTTTCAATCCTTCTCTCAATCCATTAATAATGATTTTTCCAGGTTTATTGGCTCCATCGGGATCGCCGGGATCGAAGTCTCTAGAATTATAGTGCGTTTTAAACAACTTCTTAATTCGACTTTTGGAGTTTCTTAATAAAACACGATCCCATTCGTCCCACGTAGTAACA